TTCAAATCCACGGGGACGCTGTAAGATTGTTAGTTTTCGACTCTGTGGATGCCAATTAAAACCAATAAATGATCCAAACATTTTGCCTACTAGTTCCTGATACTGACTAAACAATTCATAGGTTAGTAGGCCGCCCATGTTTGTTGATGATAACAAATAGGTATTTGTATAGGCCAAGTTGAATGGTTCAAATACAGTGCCACCAGTACCATTGCCGGTTCTTGAGCCCACTGATCGTCTAAAAATCTGTCGTACCTGCTGAACTTCTTTTGGTAGAATATAGTCGTTTTGATTTTCTTGAAGTGTCAAAAACATATAGCTTTCTTCTACAGCATTATCTGAACGTTGGCGGAAAACGCCTAGACTGCGGGTTAGGGCAGTTTCGTAGTGTATAGGATCTAGTTCTACATCAATCATGCCGTCGCCCAGCATGGTTTTACAGTAATCGTACACGCTTTGTTTGGATTGATCAATTTGGCTCATACTGTTATTTATCGTAGCGGTAAATATACTACTATGCCAAGACTCTCTCTTTACCGTCCCGAAAAGGGCAATGACTACAAATTTATAGATAAAACCGCCTGGGAAATGTTCCAGGTTGGCGGTACGGATGTACTTGTTCATAAGTATATAGGGCCCGGTACAAGTTCTGAAAACACACCATCTACTCCTAATTATACAGGAGATAGTGTAAGCAATATTCAAGACCTACTATTTTTAGAAAATAGAGACAGAAAATACGATCCCGACATTTATCAGTTGCGTGGAGTTTATAGTCTACAAGATATAGATTTTAATCTAAGCCAGTTTGGCTTGTTCCTACAAAACGACACTATTTTTATCACCTTTCACATCAATGACACTGTGGAAAAATTAGGCCGTAAAATTATTGCAGGAGATGTCATTGAACTTCCTCACTTAAAAGACGAGTATGCACTTAACGATTTACAGTTTGCGTTAAAAAGATTTTTCGTCATAGAAGAAGTTAGCCGAGCTGCTGAAGGATTTTCAGTAACTTGGTATCCACATCTTTATCGTGCAAAATGCAAACCTTTAGTTGACAGTCAAGAATTTAAAGACATTCTAGATGGTGTTGCCGGAGAAGGCAGCGATAAAACATTGCGTGATATCATGTCAACATATGAAAAAGAAATGCAGATTACACAGGCAGTTCTTGATCAAGCAGAAAGTGATGCTCCTAAAAGTGGATACGATACTACACGTCATTACATGATACAAAAAGATGATAATGGCAGGGTAGAACTTGTAGATGCATCGGGTACAATAAATCTTGCCAGTCATCAAACTCAAGCAACAGATGCCAACGGTAATTTGTTGTTTGACGACGATAACAATCCAATATATGTGGGAGCAACTGCTAGTACCATATATCAGAGTCCAGAATACAACGGTCCTATGACAGGTGACGGCGATGGTATTCCACCAAACGGTGCGCCATTTACCGCAGGAATTACATTTCCTATTACTCCGTCTATCGGGCAGTTCTGTTTAAGAACAGATTATCTACCTAAGAGATTGTTTAGATACAACGGCACTAGATGGATAAAAGTAGAGGATGTAAATCGAATGACTATGAGTAATATGGGACACGAGGATGTTATTAATGGTGGGTCACCCGACAACGTATTCTTAGACAAAGAAGTAAGATTAACACAAAAGACTAGTTTTATTAATAACAATGCTGAGGCCAATGTTAACGGGCACACAATTAAAGAGAAGCAAAGCCTTAGTAAGGCGCTTAGACCAAAGGCGGACGAGTAATGGATTATTTTTATGATGGGCAGATAAGACGATATGTCACACAATTCATGCGTGTGTTCATAGGTTTCAAATATAAAACTGGCGACGGAACTATACGCCATGTGCCAGTGATGTATGGCGACATGACTAGACAAGTGGCTGCTATTATCAAAGAAAATTCAGAAAATAAAATGTCCACTGTGCCTAAAATTGCTTGCTATATTAGTGGATTAGAAATGGATACTAGTAGACTAGCTGATGCTAGTTTTGTCAGCAAGTTAAATATCAGTGAACGTGCTTGGACTGAAGAAAACGGAGAAGTTGGTTATAAAAACTACCAAGGTGCAGGCTATACCGTTGAAAGACTAATGCCCACTCCGTTTAAATTATCTATGAAAGCAGATATATGGACTTCAAACACTGATCAGAAACTTCAACTAATGGAACAGATACTGGTGTTGTTTAATCCCAGTTTAGAAATTCAAACTACGGACAACTACATTGACTGGACCAGTCTCAGTGTTATAGATCTTTCAACTCTTAATTTCAGTTCAAGAACAATACCACAAGGCAACGAAAGCGAAATAGATATTTGTTCAATAGAATTTAAAATGCCTATCTATATTAGTCCACCTGCCAAAGTTAAGAAACTTGGAGTTATTAGAAACATTGTTGCCAACGTGTTTGGCGAAACAGGCGACATATTATCACTAGATGATTTAATCTATGCCGGCACAGGCAACACAATTCATACTAGAAATGTCAACGGGCGTTTTAGAGTTCTATTATTAAAGAGCAATAATGATCAAGACAATGATTTTGATGTTTCTATTGTTTCTCCTAATGAAGTTATAATAGCTAACAAATTAGAACCTCCTACAAAGACTGGAGAACTAGTTGATTGGAATACCGTTATAAACATGTACGGTGGATATATTTCTGGGATCAGTAAAATATTCTTTTTGCAAGCTGACGGTAATGAGTTAGGTGGTACATTTGTAGTAAACGAACTAGATCCTACTCGATTGCTTGTTAGCCTAGAAGATCGACCATCTAATACTGTATTATACAGCTCAGTATATCCTAGTGGAAGAACCACCGTTGATGCTATTGTTGATCCCTACAAGTTCAATCCTAAAAGACCCAATAAAGAATCGTCTGATCAAGCTATCGTAGCAGGTGTAAGATATTTGGTGCTCGACGATGTTAATCCTAGTACATCAGTTGGTACCGTTGTTAAAAATCCACCGTTTAATCCACAGTTTACATATGATGGTCCAGATGCATGGAAAAATTTAAACGGTAGCGATCCAGTTATTGCAGCTAACAGTATTATAGAGTGGAGTGGTACTGAATGGGTCAATCTAATGCTTACATGGGTTGTTTCAAATCCCTTGCCTTCTCAATATTCATTAATTGCATATAGTCTAAACCAAATTGTGATATACGACGGTGTTGCCTATCGTGCCACAGCCAATATAACTCAAGAAGAAAATACAGCTATTCCTTCGGATAACGATAAATTTTTAGAAATCAGCATTCTTTTCCAAAATTTAAAAACTGGTATCCAATATCGTTGGGGAGCCGACGGACAATGGATGAAGAGTTTTGAAGGCGAATATGCGTCAGGATACTGGAGACTTGATCTGGATCCGCAATAAGTAATAGATGCAACAACGTGCTGGGTTATTATTTCTCGCTAAAAATACAAATAGACTGCTGTTGATCTTAGAGGATCAAAAGTGGACTGTGCCCACATTTCCTAGACAGGCTTCATTGTTAGAGGACGCTCAAGAATTATTAGATGCATATTCTATAGGAAGAATATTACCTATAGAATTATATCTTAGTGAGGATCGAGGGTTTGAATACGGTACATATGTTTGTCTAACTGATAGTGAGTTTTTAACTTCTGCCAGTCAAACTATTTGTTGGGCAAGTTTTGAATGCCTGCCAAAAAACTTGCATGGTGGACTGAAAACCACCTTAAATAATCCGCTGATAAGAGCAAAAATTGATACTATAATGGTGCTAGAAAATGATTCCAAAAATACAAAATAGTCAACGTTTTACAGACGACTATAAAAATTATCAAGAACGGATTATTAAAATATCCGACCCGATTGCACAAAAAGAATTAATTAATCTATTGGTGCAGTTAAAAGAACAAGTTTCTTACATTGATCGTAGTCACGAAAGTATGTTTATTACTGGAAGAATAAACAGTGAAGTTTCTGATCTACGATCAAATTTGATGACAATCAAAAAATCTTTAGATCAGAAACTTACTCACTGGGAACGCATCAAGCAAAATTAAGCCTGCGCTTCACCCCATCGTAGAATAATGCTGGTGCTAACCGCTGTGCCAGATACTTTATACACATTAATCGCCAATACGTCAGGACCATTAGGGAATGTACCGCGACCGCCAATTGCAGTTGTTGTAAGTTCTTTTAACTCTGCCAAACTTAGCTCGCCTGTATTTCCTGGATTTGAAATAAAGGAAAATACCTGTTCTCCCGGTAGAGCAAAAGCCACGTCACCAAACTGGAAAGTTATATTTGCTGCTGCTGCAACTGTGGTATTGGCATTCTGAGTAAATGTCACTCGACGAACAGTGGTAAATCCTAGTGTTCTAGTTGTGACCGCTGACACTGAAGTCCCTGCAGGAAATTGCGTAGTTGTAGTATCTACCCTAGTTCCAATTGAAGCTCCTGAACTGTTCCATGAAGCATTGGTAAAGAATAGATAGTTAGTACTTGGATACGATGACGCAGTTTGAGGAATTTGAGTTGTTACAGAAATTCCAGTATTATTAGGACTGTTTGCACTGGCGTTTGCATTCATAGTAATAATAGTATATGGTACGGTACTAATAGTAAGAGCAGTCCTTTGGGCGTTAGTCACTGTTCTATTTCCTACAAGATAGGTACCATTGATTAAAATATCTCCAATTTGCAATCCACTTGCATCGTATTGAGCATTGGTGATAATAAATGTATTTCTATCAATTCTAAACGAGTTGGAATAGGTTCCACCTGGTCCAGGGTTTAATGCTGGTGTGCTAACTGAGCTTTGAACAAGTCCAGCAACCTGAGCTGTTGCAGTTGTTAGAGGAACACCACCCCAGTTAATTGAACCGCCTAGTGCAATTTGTGCAAAGCTAGGCTGTCCGCCTGCTCCAGAACTTGATAAACCAGTCCAAATAATATTACTTGGGTTAGCAGGATAGTTTCTAGGATTCAATACCCCTTCAATAACCAAGTTGCCGGTTCCCGTGTCAGCAGCAATAGCAATACTCTTTAATAGCAACTGGGCTCTGTTTAGTAGATCTCTTTCGCCCAAATCGCCAACAAGTGCATTAGACACGCTAGGTGCCAAACGAATCATGAACGCTGTTTGTTTAGTGGTAGTAACACTAACCGCTGCTGCTGCATAACTGAAAATGTATCCTCGATCTTCATCGAACAATCCGTCAGTTAATAATGCTGAACCCCAGTGACTAATTGTAGGTGTCAGTGTACAACTAATTAAATTAACGCCAACTCCGGCAGAGTGAGATGCTGCAACGCTACCAGTAAACGAACGATTCAATCCTGCAACAAAATTACTTAAAGTTGTTGCTCTTGTACAACCAGTCAGCGTATCTCCAGATCTGTTCGAGTATGAAATAATTTCATTGTCGATATATACAGTGCCCGCATTTGGGAATCTAGATGCATCTATTAATGTAATTGATGTAGCAGAAGAATTAATTGTTGTTTTTAATTTACTTCTTGCAGAAGCATTTTCAACTTCATAACGAACTGGTAAGTTAGCAGTTCTCATATATGCTTCTGTATTGACGTTTGAGTTACGAATTCTATGCAAGAAAATAAACTTACCGTCAGATCCCCTAATCATAAATTCAATAAATCCCGCAGCATACCAAGAATATTGAATACCGATCATCTGCATTCTAGATACATCAAATACATATCCCGAAGGACCAGTACCGTCAGCTTTGTCCATATTCCATTCGTGTTGAGGAATTAACAACTCAGTAACTAGACACAACTTAGCTCCGCTGATAGCATTCACACCTCGCCAGTCAGGAGTCACTGTCATTTGAGTATTACTAGTTATTCCGGTAACTGTGTGAGTCATACCTCTCAATACAATTTTATCTCCAGCTTTTAATTGTTCAGCAAATCTTGTGCCGCTTCCGCTGATAAGATTGCTTTCAATGTTTGCTGATACTGTACCAGTTAACTGTTGAGTACTGCTACGTCTAACAAGAGCCATTTCTTGTCCATCGTATTGATAGAAAATTCCATTCTGTTCGTCAAACGCCCCTACTCTAACTGTAGATCCATGCCATGTTTTTGCCAGCATCCTGGTGTCAGATCCTAATTCAGCTGTTGTTGTAGATAATGGCACAATTGATCTTACAGTAAATGTTCTAGAACTGAGTACAGATTCAACAATATAGGTTCCGTTGTATTCAAACGATACCATTCCAACAATTTCAATAGTTGCTCCAGGTTGTGCTCCGTGATCAGTATCGTCAGTAGTAACGGTTATAATACTGTTTGCTGCCAAGCCAGTTGCCGTTGCCGATGCAATATTATAACTAGGTGCAAATAGTGCTCCAGTAGTATACATCATGCCTTTACCAGATTGGTATCGAATGTATTTTTTACTCTGTCGAATTGCCTGCGAACCATATTGCGGACCACCTGTACCTAATTGTACACCACCGTCAAACGGTCTATGTGTAAAGAATGTATCAGGTCTAGCATAAAGTGCTCCTGTAATTGCAGCAGTGGAATTTATAGCACCCGTACTTCTTGCAGGATATCTAAGTCTAGTATCAGACGGAACTTCTGTAATAACAAAAGGACCAGCAGCTAACTGATGATTGGCCGAGGTTAATGTAATTGCCTGTGCTGCTGACGAACCGGTAGCTACCGCAACAAATTTACTAGAAGCCCCTGAATATGTACTAAATCCAATACCTTCATAGGCGATAGCGGCAGCACTAGATCTTTCAGTAAATCCGCCAGTTTCACCAGTAAACGATGTTAAAACAAGCCCGCCACTGTCTGCCACAATAACAAAATTATCGTCACCAAAAATTAAATCATTCCAAGTACCCGATACCGGTAATGTAATTGAAGTCCAAGATGTTCCGTTAGTTGATAATGCTGCTACCGCAGTATTTTTTGCCACCGTTAAAAATCTAGAGTTTCCAAATGTAACAGCGTTCCACGTTGTGCTACTAGGCAGTGTTGATGCAGTCCAGTTTGCTCCGTTATCTACAGAATATGCTGCGGCTGTTCCCCCTGTGGCTACGGCTACAAAAAATGCTGAGGTGCCTACAGTTCCGCCAGATACGTCTTGCCAATTGGATGAACTTGGCAATGTTGCTGCGGTCCAATTAATACCGTCTGTAGAGTATGCTGCGGCAGTTGAACCACTTCTTACTGCAACGAAAGCCGAGTTGAAATAGGCAACACTGGTCCAAGAACCTGAACTAGGTAATACACCCCCCACTGTCCAAGTTGCGCCATTGTCTGTGGAATAATTAGCAACAGTACCACCGCTGGCAATAGCCACCCAGAATGTTGTAATACCTCCAATTGGTCCTACAGCAATACTAGTCCAAGTTGTAGAGGCGGTTAAATTTCCGCCTACTGTCCAAGTTGTTCCGTTGGTTGAAACTGCTGTACCGTTACTGCCAGATTTAATAGCAACAAATCTTCCATTATAACCTGCTACGTCAGTCCATGTGCCGGAATTAGGCAAATTAGTTGCAACAGCAGTTACTTCCGGAGCAGGTGTTGATGTAATATTAGATAGTATAGTTGCACCTGGAACTAACCCGTGCTTGGATGTAAAATCTACTTGAACAGTGCCAATAGCACCAACATCTAAGCTGGTGCCTGTTGGCAACTCACCGGTTAACGATTCGCTTAGTGTCAGCGAAGGATATATCAAAAAGCTATCGCCGGTAAACGGTGTTCCGTTAGCTGAAGCAGAAATGATTGAACCTGCAGATGAATTTGCTACAGTTAATAATAGATCGTTTAACGGAGATGCTCCCCCAATATCTGTTCCTAATATTAAAATTTGATTTCCATTTCTATAATTTGCGCCGCCGTCTGTCACTATGCTTGAATATGCTCCAGAAATTCGTTCTATTGTAAACTCGGCTCCTGCGCCAGAATTTGTAAGATTATTAGAAGGCGGAGTTGTATAAACAGCATCACCGGATACACCAACAGGAGTTCCAACTAATTCCCAATCAACAATTGCACCACCAGTAACTCCGTTGACTTGAATAACGATATCGTTTTCTGGACTAGTTCCGCCAAAGCTAGTACCGGCCCAAGTAACAGTGTCTGCTGGAACAAAATCCGCCCCACCATTCGCCAGTGACACAGTATATTCTCCTGTGCCGCCTGTTCTTATAACTGTAATAGTTGCGCCTGCACCCAATGTGCTTGTTGTAGATGATTGACTAACTGCTGTATATGTTTCACCTCCAGATACAGCTAGTCCGCTATAGGTAAATCCAACAATTGCACCACCGCTATCAATAGAAGAAACAGTAATAGTTATATCGTTAGTTCCTATTGATCCACCAACTTGATTACCGTCAATTCTTATTTGATCTCCAATTGCATAATTAATACCGTTTGATGTGCTATCCTGAGCATCAGTTACGGTATATTCTCCAGCGGTTCTAGAAACATTAAATGTTGCCAATGATCCAATAGCTGCTACGATTGTGCCAGTAACACCAGTATCAATTCCATCGGCCCCTAACAATGTAAGACCACAAGCTGCTGAAAGATTTGCCTCACCACTTAAAATAGAATTAATATAGACAGCATCACCTGACCCATTGTCGAACGCCATTCCGCCTTGTACTCCAGTATAGCTAGTTAATGATATTGAAGTATCAGTTGGGTTAATGTCATTTTTTGCATACACTGTTGCTACCGCATTTCCGTTGATAGCCGATACAGATGTTCCTGCTGGAATAAATGTACTACCAGTAATTGGTGATCCAGGTGTAGGAGCAGAGCCGCTGTACGCAATTCTTAATGAAGAGCTTGGTGAATCAAATACCGAAACGATTGTGCTTGTTGTTCCGTTACTAGCAACGCTGAATACAGGAGCACCAATACTTGCGCCGGTGTAGAATCCTGCCTGTCTAATTTGAGCAAAAGAAGTGAATAAACTTTCACCAACTGCTGATCCCACTTTTGCAGAAGCATAGTAAGTAAAAGCTACCGCACTAGGAATGCTGTGAACTAAAAAAGTACCTTCTGCTCTCGAAAATCCGTTAATGTTATTAGACAATCCCTTAACAGTGATAGGAGTTCCAACACTATAACCGTGACTACCATTTGTCGAAACTGTTATTAAAGAAGCTCCAAAAAATCCAGTAGTTGCTGACGCATCTGTAGTTATGGCATTAATGGTTAAGTCAGTTGCAGGAATTTCGTAAAAACTAGGATAACTTCTCAATAATCCAAGAGCCTGCCATTTAGTTGGTTGCAGTCCGTATTCAAAGTCAGCGTCAAGCATGGCCTGCGGAGCGGCAACACGCATACGCTCAATAGCATCTGTACCAAAGTCCCAAGGACGAATTGTTTGATATGGCTCTTCTACAAATATTTGTAAATCCGTTGATGCCGAAAGTGTCGAAGTATCTTCTGATAGATTAATTGTGGTAATTGTATCAGTAGTTTGCCACCACGACGGAAAATCTAAATCACTTAATAGTTCACCGTCACCACTGCTCCTACCATTTTTATATTCAAAATTAACTGTGTTTGAAGGATCAGCAAAATTATATAATATTTGCCCAGTATTAGTATTTGTTATTAATAGGACATCACTAGGCAAATAACTGCCTAGAATTCTAATAGAACTTACTCCAGGAACCTTTGTAGCCATTGCTGTTGGTCCGTTCTGAATAACGTTACCTAAGATTTGAAATTCACTAGTAATTCTTGCAGCGGCTCCCTGCTCTCCCGACGATTGGTTTGTGACTTGCTCAACAACAGTCTGTCCGTAAGTTGGAGTTACTGGATTATTTGTAAAGATATAATTGTTGATAATATCTCTTATATATTGTTGACCTGTAATTTCCGGTGATACATCACCTCGAATCATAGGTTCGCCTTTAATATGAAAATAGTCAGCTACCTGTCTAATTTTTACATTGCCGCCATATTTTAAATCGTGCAAGATAGCATCGATAAAATATCCTACATCTCTAGTACACTTTGCGGGTGCATATGTATAACCAACATACGGCGAAATACTATTTGTTATGTTATAATTTATAAAAGCTACAACTTGCGCCTGGATGAAGGCTTTGTTTGCCGACAACAGAGCATAAGCATTAGGAAAAGCATTAGAATCTTTGCTTAATCCTGGTTCAAATACGTAATTGAGTAATTTCTTTTTTGCCATTTAATCTTTTCCTTATGCTCCGAATGCTATTGAAAACGCTGTTACTCTTGCATCAACATAGTCTTTTCTAGTCAAGTGACTGGCTAATGTTGGTGCATTGTTTGCTGCTGCATCTAAAAATGTAGCGTCTGCTGGAGTATTTTGTCCAATTGCTATGTTATCCATGCCACCAATTTCCGAACTGTTAATAACAACAGCGCCGTTATCTATACTGATAAAATTAGTAGATGCTATTCCAATATAAACGTCACCATCTACTTCTAATCTTTCTAATACACCGAGATTTCTTAAGTGACTGTTTGTAATATCTTTTGATAAAGACAGTGTCGAATCGTCATTTTCTATAATATCAAATGCTGCGCCACTGCCGCCTATTTGAATGTTAGCTGCAAATAAAGTCCCGTTTATTGTAGCGTCGTTGTCTATAACTATATTGTTATCTAGATTAACATTACCTAGATCGTCTACAGCAAATCCAGGACTTGCAAATCCGTAGTTTGATTTTAGTGGGGAGTATTCAACTGTCATTTTATTCTCTTATAGGTCATTTATAGCATGATAGTAGCTAACGCTGAATATCAATCTTTTCGATTCTGGACCAATTGGGGATGCAATTAACGTGACTTTTGAATCATTGACCGTTGCAGACAATGTAATCATATCATCCTGTAATGAAGTTCTGCCGTATATTGTAATACTAGCCGAAGACGGCCCAGCAACTACTAAACATTTGATAATTTCTTTATCAACAGATCCACCATCTACGCACATGGTGTATTCCGCAGACATAAAATCGCCCACGTAGAATTCGTCAATAACTGTGTTAGGGAAAATTTCAACCCAGGGGCCTTTATAACTGAGATTAACTCCGTTGTTAAATCTCAGGGTGCCCTTGAGTCCGCGTAAAAAATATCTAGTAAAGTCCATATCGATCCAATGGTGTATTGAGTATTTAGCATAAACAATATCAGCATTGAATTAACGGGTTCTAATTAGTTGGCAATTTTTAGCAGTTTTTTGTATTCTGGCAGGTACAGGTATTCTATCTTGCTTTTTTGCAGCGTTTCTACGGCATCAAACAAGGTTTCTACTAGCGGATCTCCGCCTAGATTAAAACTAGTGTTGAAAATTATTGGGCAACCTGTAGTATCATAGAACTCTTTAATGAGGTTATAATAATGTTGATTCTGCTCAGCAGTCACTGTTTGAATACGGCAGGTTCCATCAATGTGTATAATACTAGGAATCTTTTCTTCTATACCCGGTTGGCAATTTACTGCATACATCATGTGTGGAGTATCTTTCATTCCACGTAAATCGAACCATTCATGTACGTGCTCCTGCATAATTGATCCTGCAAACGGGCGGAAATATTCTCTATTCTTAACACTGTTTACATAATCTTTTCCGTCACTAAATCTTGGATCAAATAGAATACTTCGATTACCTAGTGCTCTAGGGCCGTTCTCGCTACGCCCTTGAAAAAATGCCACGATATTTTTGTTAATCAAAAGATCTACAATGTCTTGATCAGTAGCATCTGTAATTTCAGCGCCATGGGATTGTGTAAATGCAGCAATATCTGCATCAGAATAATCATACTTGAATCCTAGATATAGCCCGTCTTTTGAATAATCTATATTAGATTGTGGTTCTATACTCTTATAAAACATTAAGGCTGCGCCTATTGCAGTTCCGGCGTCATTACTAATAGGTTCTACGTAAATTTCAATTCCTTCGGCTCTTAGATGTTGTAGATAGTAGTAATTTGCTACACAGTTTAGTCCGTAACCTCCGCTAATTACCACTTTCTTTTGTCCAGTCATTTCTACAGCTTTTCGAATTAATCTCAAAACTTGTTCTTGAGTTTGAGTTTGACAAGCATATGCTAGATCTCTGCGATTGTCTAGATATGTAACATCGCTATTATCACCCCAGGACATCTGTGTAGCATCGCTACCTAGATAAGAAAATAACTCAGCATTTACTACAGCACCGTTTGGATACGTTGGAACAATAAGATTCCTATTGGCCACTGGAGATATACTTGTGTCATCAAACAATTTAGGAATATTTGAATTTTCTTTTCCATATGGGAACAATCCCATAGTTTTTCCTGCTTCAATACTTGACCATCCACAATATTGTGTTACAGCTTCGTAGACTTTGGTAATACCTGCACGATCTGTAATCAATGCTTCGTGCGTCTGCCCTGGTTCGTCGTACATGGTACCATCAAAACTTTTAACTAATGCACCAGGATTTGGCCCTCTAAGTCCAATGTGTTTGTACACCGTTTTAAAACTTGCAGGATATTTACAGTCATAGATACTTTCAGTTTCCCATCCAATGATTTGTTCACCACTAATATTAAGTGGAATAAATGTGCCGGCGCCGTCTACAATTAGTGCTGTTGCTTGATCAAACCCTGACCTGTAAAATGCACAAGCAGCGTGTAGTTTATGATGCACGTGACTAAGATCAATTACCTGCGGATGTTTGTAAGGATTTTCTTTTCTACTAATTAATCCTAGTTTTCTTGCAAGTCCGGTATAAATGTCGTCACCGCTAAAGTCAACTCTACCTGCGGTTTCTTGTAGACTTTGTGTATGTGCTATTACAAGATAATCAATCTTGTCAGTGTAGTCTAGTATTTTAAGCATTGCAGCGTACGGGCCGCCGTCATACTTATTTCTACTTAATCTCTCTTCCTCAATCGAAAATACGATTTCGCCATTTTTTAAGAGACACACACTGCTGTTATGTCCTCGAGCTAATGCTGCAATCCAGATATCTTTTTTCATTGTATTCCTTTAAAATCCGTTAGGCCAAGTTGGCCACACCATATGACTCACTGAACTGGGCCAATCTATTCGTTTAGCCAGGGTAAGTTCGAATGTAATTTTGTCAAATTTCATTTTTTTCTGCAAACTATGTATACTGTCTGCAAGTTCTTTAACAGCATTAATTGAAGTTTCTGTTAATTCTAATTTGTCTTTTAATTCTTGTTCTATCCATATAATGTTTTGATGTGGAGAAGGGTGGATGTCAAAAAACTTTTCACCAGGAGCATTAGTATCATCAAATTCAAAAGTTAAATCTAAATGTTGTTTTGCTATAGTTTCTAATGGAGTAAGCCAGTGATCTGCATGATCATTCCATATTTTTTCTTCATAGAACTTTAAATTAGCAATTTTGTCCCAGGCAAGACCAGTTTTTGATCTATTAGGATTATCATAGATATGTTTTTCTCCTGATCCAGGAGCATCTCTAAAATCATCCCCCATATCACGTATATCTCCTATACTAGTCATGTACCATTTGCAACCGGTTGAATTTAAAAAACCCTGAGTTAAACTTATATTGTTTAAGGTATGCATGAGATATGCTGGTTCATAGAAAAATGTATCAACCCATTTTTGATCATATAGAGATTGATTTAGGTAATTAAAAATGCTACCAGCAGTTTTCCAATTAGAACGTCTTTCAGGTAGACTGTGTTCGTGATACCAATCATTACGTAGGTGACTGCTCCACTGCACTATAATTAAGTCATCTTCAGTAAATGTGTGTCTGTGATGCGCCTCTACTATTCTCTCAGCAATCGCTCTGTTTCCTAATCCTGCAAGACCCCAATTGTAAAATTCATCATAATCAATAGACAACAAATTAGCCCAGGTAGGCCAAGAATAACTGGTATAACTACAACCAAAGGTGAATAATCTTTTCATATCAAAATCCCATCAACTGTGTAGGCCATTGCATTTTGTCATATTTCTTTTCAAAAAACTCATTAGAAAATAATTTTTCTGTAAATTGCATTTTGCTAAATTTAAATTTATTAAAATGATCGTCGACTCTTTCAGCTACACTGTAGGCAAAATCCATAGTCTCTTTTGATAAATTTAATCTATCAGCTAATTGACTTTCAATCCACAACGCATGTTGTCTTGGGGTTGGATGAAAATCGTCCGTAAACTGTTTAGTACCGCCTCGGCCATCGTCTATGTACTTGTAGGTATGTTCGTTATGTAGCTGTGCGTGAGTTTCCATGGGCATAAGCCAATGATCCTGATTGTCTTCCCAAATTGTTTTATTGTATATTGATAGCTCTGGAATTTTTTTCCATGCTAACATATCAACGTTAACATCGCCCGGTGTAGGTATGTGTCCTAATTCTCCGTAATCTGCATGATTTCTAAGATCTGCACCTAGGTTTCGAATATCACCCATACTGCTCATGTACCATTCACAACCTATAGATTTTAACAGGCCTTGAGTTAATGAAATATGATTTAGGGTATGCATAAAATATGCAGGTTCATAGAAAAATGTATCTACCCACTTATTGTCATAGAGTTTTTCATTGATATAATTGAATATACTGCCGCCTGTCTTCCATTGATAGGGCCTATCCGAACAACTGTATTTGTGCCACCAATCATTACGTAGGTGACTACTCCACTGCACTATGATTAGATCATCTTTGGTAAATCCGTGTTTAACATTAGCTTCTGCTACTCTTTCGGCAATGGCACGATTACCAATGCCTGCTAGTCCCCAATTATAAAATTCGTCATAGCTGACCGATAGCAAATTAGCCCAAGTAGGCCATGCATAATTAGTATAACTGCAACCAAAAGCAAAAAATCTCTTCATTTTTTAGCAGGTAGGACAGGTAGGAGCAGATGTTACTGAAATTTCTTCTGTTGTAGATTGAAGAATAGGAAAGTTTTCAATTCCTTTTTTTACAGATTCTACAATGGCATTTTCAACTTTTTCATTCATCTTCATAATACCGTCGTTGCCACGATCTGCAACATCGTCCATGGTAATTCTAATTGGGCTGTATTGACGAATTTCTCCGCCCATATCTAAAATATCTAATTTATCGTAGTCCATATAGGTAACATTAATTGGAAAAGTTGAACCAAGCACTACCGATAGCGGCTTGTTTAACGCTACCGCTAGATGTTGTCCCACCGAGTCACAGCCTAGGAAATAGTCAGCTTGGCCAATAATTCCTGCCCACTGCCTTAGTGATACATTTTGAGGTAGGGCCACGGGATCTTTGCAACCGTGTTTTTGAAAGTCTATTCCAAGTTCACTCATTACAATAACACCTAGGTCTTCTTTTTGTAATTTTTTTACAATCTCAATCACATGGACGCCTTCAAAGCTTCTACCGCTTGGATCATATATGATATTATTGTCGGCCTTAACTCCGCGGCCAAACGGTTGGAATACAACTACTTTTTTCTTTCCGGTTTTTTCTTTTACTTCTTTAACAATGTTAAATCCTAGTATAGATTCGTCATTAGATAATTTTAAAAATGGCTGCTGTAGTTCTCTAATGCCTTTGTTGTTTATGGCAATATCATATGCTTGTGCAATAGAACATTTTTGATTGAAATATTCCCAAACTCGATAGGGCTCAGGAGTAATTAAATCGCAATTAATTAATTTGTCTTCAAATAAATTTTTGTGCCAATGATCGTAGCACCTTGAATGTAATATTGGGTGACCTCTGTAGAAGTCTGTTCCACCTTCGCAGACAACTATAAAATTTTTATCAACTTCTTCGGCGTATTTTTCTAAGGCAGGTATTGAACAGAGTACACGGCCGGCGCCTCCGTTAATAAAAAATGCTTTGGTTCGTTCTGTCATGTGTGATCCCTAAATGTTTTTGATACTATATAATTTAGCATCTTTTCAAGGAGAGAGCAATATTTCTGAACTCAAAAAAAAAGGAGCAATGCTCCTTTTTTTATTCAGTGCCGTCGGGCGCCGTTATTGGTTGTACTTTCCAGGGATCTATAGGCGGCGTACCGCCTGGAGCAGCACCAAACGTCTGTGGAATATCTCTGAGTTTTTGACGATGTTCTTCCCATTTGGCTTTGATAGCAGCAGGCATGTCGTCTATAACTCTAGGGTCAGACATTTGTAAATTTCTGTTTCTCCACTCACGAATATCTTGCCATGTTACATGTGGTTTTTTCCATGGATACGGAGTGACAAATGTATTTGTGATAGGATCATATGCAATCTCAGTCATTTCATAAGTGTGATCTGGAGGAGGAACCAACGGTCTACGATATACTGTGCCGTCTGGCAGTGTTTCTTCATGTTGGTCTAAAAGATTATAATCTCGAACTTCATCAGCTCCTACTAGGCAGGCTAATAAAGGATTAAGATTGCAGTCAATTTCTACTTTTATAAGATTTAAGGGTGTTGGGTAAGTCGCTCCATCCTCATCTGGAGTTTTAAAATCTCCGGTAAGTCTGTTAGTTTCTGCGTCAACAAATACCCAAATTTTATCGTGGCCGTCGTAAGTCCAAACTCCGACTTTGTTCAATGTTCGAGTTTGATGTAGGTAATCGTCAGGCACATCGTAGGTAAATGATTTTTGAATTTTTGGCATTTTTTTATCCGTAAGTTACTGAAACAAGGCCACCACCACCGTGGCCGCCGCACCAGCAGTTGCCGCCAATGGTATGCACACTCATGCCGCCGCCGCCTGGAAAATATGACTTAGTGAACCAGTTGGTACACGATCCATTAG